TCTTATAACTTCCAAATTGTTCATCATAACCTTCAGAATGGCAAGGCATCTTCTCTATCTTCGTTTTGGTCTGCTAATTGCAATTCTTTTTTTAACTCTGCTTTTTCTATTTTCCAACCCTGAATTGAATTGAAAAACTTTTTTTGGTTGTGATTGTTAATCCACTCTCTGCCTTTGATATTGATGCCGATTGTTACACCATCATCTTTTTTGTAATTGTCTAACACTTGACATTTATCCTGTACAAATTCTATCAATACCTTTTGTGGATATTGTTCATCTGTAGATAAAACTAATTCTCTTTTCTTAAAGTTGTTAGACCCATATTCTTTTGTTGTGCCTATTTGTAATATTGTACCTGTTAATTCCATTTTATTTATCAATTATATTAAAGTATTTATTTGTTAATGTTCCCACTTCATCTTGAGTTATTTTACCTGCAATATATGCTTGTGATGCTTCTTTAAAAGCAACCTGCAGTAAAATACTTCTCCCTGTGTCTAGTCTAGCCCCTGTTTGTTCTTGTTTTGTATAGTTGCTATACATAGATACTTTTTTTATGTCTTTGTATTTGTAGCCGTTCTTTTGTTGTATGTATTCATACTCGACCTCGTCTCCTACTTTAAATTTAAGATTCTCAGCAGAAGATACAGGTGCATAAACAAACCCCTCTGAGTGTGCTCCTGTTGTTATTATATATGTGTAGATGCCATCGCCAAAAGGTGCTTTATCTACTTTGTGTATAGTTTTTATTATTGATTTACTCATCTTTTCAAATTTTTGTCTTTGTATTCTTCTAATTTAATATTTTTATTTTCAATGATCCGATTCAGTATGGTCTCATCATATTCTCTAATATTTCTTTGCAGACTTCGTAATTGTCTTAAAAGTGCTCTTTTATCTTTTTGTAATTGTTTTGCTTTTTGTTTATAATCCATAACTATTTATTTATGTGGTATTCAAAGATTTGTTCTCTTAAAAATTCTAAATCTTCTTGTGTAAAATTGTTTGTGATGTCAAGATTATCTTCCAATATACGATTTATTGTAACACCATCAAAAGTACCTGTGCCCTCAAAATAATCTAGTTCTGATGATGTAAAGTCATACTCTATAGTTATATATCTATGCTCGTAGATTGTATCGTATATGTTGGATTCTTGATTGTATCTAGTCATAATACTTGTCTATTATCATTTGAATACATTCTAGTAATTCATCTCTATCCCATACAGCATCAGAATTTCCAAATAAATCTCCTATTTCTTCGTAAGCGTATCTATTCTTATGTCTATTCTTCACTGTTATTTTTTAAATGATTTTTTATTCAATAATTTCTTTTACATCTTCTTTCTTAAAACGAGCCACATATTTTCCTGAAGCGATAGCATCAATCTCCCAACGTCTATACTGATAATTCAATTCAGCAATCCAACCGCACTGTAATGTGTACACAATTCCCCAAGGGGATGTGGTTTTCTTTATCACTTCACGTTTTAAATTATTTTTCCACTCATTTACGTTGTTTGCTGGTAATAGCAAAAACATTTTTTTACTTGTGTTTTCGTTTTTTATAAAATTTTCCACTGTTCTGTTTTTTATTACAGCCAAGTTAATTAAAAAATGTTAATATCAAAAAAAAAAGAGGAGAAAATTAATCCTCCCCTTAAAAAACAAAACTCTTACCGAAGATGGTAAGGGCTATAAAGATAATCTTTTATTTTCAATATCAAGTTTTTTTTTGTATTTATCTATAAGTTCTTGTAGGTCTGCTATGCTATACTTTACTGTTTGTTTGGAAAGATTATATAGATGTTTAGGTAAACCTTTTTTTTTCTTTTCAAGTGCTAATGAATATATATATTGATTGCCGTATCTAAATCTATTCTCAAAACGACTCTGCGCCCATACATTATCCTCGTGCCACCTAGTTGCCATTTCTTTACGAGATATAAAATGTCCTGCATCTACTTCTGAATAGTGATATTTTTTGCTAGATGTTATACATTTAACAAAACCTTTTTTATCTGCATCTCTCTTTCTTATATATTCTGAAAATATCCTGTCTAGTTTATTTATGAGTGTTTTTCTTTTAGGTTTTTTCACGTTATAAATATATCTAAATACAAAAGAAAAAGAAAAGAAAAGAACAAAAGAAAAGAAAAAGAAAAAATCCCTCTCAAAAAAACAAAACTAAATTTATCTGATCCAAGTGCCTTCCGACTTTATTAGGTTGCACAAGTTTTGCTATAAGCAAAGGCAAATATAAAAAAATATTTTATCTACCCTGACCTTTGTACCTTTTTAAATAATTCTTGCTTGATTTTACTTTACTGCTTTTTGTTTTAGAATGTATGCCTTTGCGTTTTCTGGTATTACTTTTGTATATATGTACGCTTGTTTTTCTAGCCATTCTTTGAAAGGTAATATAATAAATACCCACTTACATAAGCAGATACAAAAAATATGATGATATGATAAATGTTTATGTGGGATTCTCCACAAGTTCCTAGTAAGTGATTTAATAAATCCATAATTATTTTTTTATCTTTTCAAAACTCCTGCCTCCAAAATATGCAGATATGACGGTAATCAATGTGAGTTGTAATAAATCAACCCAAGAATCTTTGACCTCAAACGATACTACACCAGCATCAATAAAAATCATAAGCACAGTTGAAACAATCAAAAACAATAATACCAGTGGTCTTACATTTCTTGACAACCAACTTCCTTTATTGTCTGAAATCCATCTAGCACTAATTTCTTGCATCTCTTTGGATTGTTGCTCAAACAACATTTGTTGTAGTTGAATTTTATCTTGTGTTGGTATCTTTGCTTTTCCTATTTCTGCAATTGCTTCTTTTGGACTGGTGACACCTTTTAGAACATTTGCTAATGTAGGATTCACAACTGCTGCTGCACCAAATAATAATTTTCCTACTGTACTTTGTGCGAAAGGTTTTTTAGACATTATGTGATGTTAATATATTTTACTTTACCTTGGTCTCTTACTGCCTTTAATATGCGTTTTCTGTTCTTTTCTAAATCCACATAACTTATATGGACCCAATCAGGATTATCGCCACTACCAAACTCCCAAATTAAAGTATCAAACTCTAAATTATCTTTTATGTAATCAAACATCTCAGCGTTCGTTTTGTGTCCGTATATGTCATCAATATCTATTGCTTGACCTTTACAATGTTGTGATGTCTTACTCCCACCGATTGCTTCGTTTAGTTCTGTGCTTCTATACATTGATGTAATCTTTATCGGACCACCTACCCACTCTCTCAATGGCTCAAAGACATTTGCTGCTAATGTTTTCATATTGTTATAAGAATTGCCGTTTGGTGTATTGTCAATGCCTAATCTCAAAGCGGTTATGCTTTTTGTTGCCTCTTTGTCTGAAATATGTTTTGATATCATAATCTAAAGTTTATACCTACTTTGCTATTCAAAATTTCTGAATCCCAAAATTTTATATATTCTCCCTCAATAAATAACCCAAGTCGTTTACCGATTTTAACACCCAAAATTAAACCTGCTTGATAGTCTTCCCACTGTTCTTCTTGTGCATCTTTTATTAATCCACCTTTGCCAAAATTGTTTCTGTGCAAGTATGAATAATCCTCATCGCCTTTTATGTAATGATGATAAGGCAGTATATAGTTTCCGTATGCGTGTAACCAAAACTTTGAACGATAATGGTAAAAGTCAAAACCTACTATCGGTGCAACCTCTGCAAATGGATCAATCAAATTCCATTGTTCACGATTGTATCTGTTCATCAATCCACCAAAAACCCTATCCCTAAAATCTCTATCTCCATAAGCAACAATATCTCCATCCTCGTTTCTCCATATCCAATCATAAAAACTTTCTCCTGTTTGGATGTTAACATATTGTGTAAGTTCATCTGTATAAGAATAATAATAACCTAATTCGTACCATCTGTTTTTGGGAACTTCTTGGTTGTTTATTACTTGTGTTTCATTCAACCATATTTCTATAGGATTGTAGCCGTATGCTTTCTGATGGCTTCTCGCTATTGCACCTGCACTGATGCTGAACTTTTGTCCGATAGGTAATCTAAATCTAACCTCTGCACTTTGATACTGAAAGTTTACGTTACCCTGTTTTCTTGATTCAAATTTTACAATATGATATTTGCCTGTGTGTCTTATAAAATATCTTGTGTTATCAAACTCTTCACTTCTTTCTCTTTCTCTTTCATAGTGAAATAAATACTCCAATCCTTTTACTGCTGCAGTTGGTGCTGACAATCCAATTAAGTTCTCTGACCCATCAATATAATTCTGTCTGACCTCATAATTAAATCTTGCAAGTTTTCTAATACCAATTCCAACGCGATAATCAAAAGGATGATATATTGTTTGGTCAATGACATCAGGTATTGCATAAAGGTCATCTGGGTTTGTTCTTATAAAATAATCAGGGTACTGTGTTTCGTATGCCTCACGCATATCTCCTGCTACATAAACTGTTGCATACTTAAATATACCATCGTATGCTTTTTTAAAAAACTGTGCGTTTACATTCAGTGTAAATAATAATGCTAATAATAAATATTTTTTCATAATTAAAATCTATCTTCTAAAAGTTTGTCAATTTGTTTTTGAAATTCTACCTCGTAATCTTCTGGCAATCTTAATGTGATTCCTGCCTCTACCCTATAAATTTCTTTGCCATTATTGTATAAAATAATAGTCGGCAAAAACTCTATGGATTCATCTGTAAAATAATCCTCGTGTTTACTGTTTTCAAAGTCAAAGATATGTGTGTTGTGTTCTTTATATTCTTTTAGGCTAACATCCTCTACGAACGATGCTTTAAACAGAACAACACTAATATTATCTTTATAATATTGACTACTGACAGTTGAAACAAATAGGACAGTTAATAGGGCACATATTTTAATCTTTAAGTTCATATACTCTTTCTTCTATTTTCTCAACAACCTCTTTGATTTCCTTTACATCTTCTTGAATGTTCTCTACTTGTTGCTGAGTTAAATCTATTTGAGAACGTATGAGTTTGTCTTTAAATTCTGCTTCTTTTTCTGATACTATTGGTTTGGGTAATTCCTTTGCCTCTGCAATATCTGACTGCATCACAAAGTACATTGATGCAAGTGATATACAACCACCTACAATGATACCTATTGTTTTTAAATCTAACTTAACCTGTGTATTTTCATTTATTGTCTTACTCATCTTTCTCTACTTTTTGTATAGAGCCATCCGCTAAATTGATATTTACTTTGCCATATTTATTTTCTAGCCTCTGCATTTTCTTGCTAAAATCTTTTTTGCATTGGTCTATTTTTTTAATAGCATCTGCAATTTTGGCATCCGAAATAAGTTTGTTGTAGTGTGCTTTGCCCACCTCAACATAGTATCTTGTTTCATCATTTAACAATTCTTGTATGTACTCTAATTCTGATTTTTCTATTTTCATAATATATTTTTTTTCAAATATATAAATTCTACCATTTAGGTTTTAATATAACATCTGTTGGTGTTTCTTTAACTGCAATCTTTTCAGATAATTTTTTTTGCATTTTAGCAACATCTAATTTTTTTTCTAGCCATCTAATGACATCACTCTTTTTTAAATCTGCGTATTCAATAAAAGAATCTGCATTGTATTCAACAAAGTCAGACCCATTGATATCTGCATTGTGGTTGCCTTTATTTGCTTTGTAACACCAATGTATTTTATATATGACATTGTCTTTACTATCTTGGTTTATCTTGGCATCAAAACCATATATGTACCAACTATAACTAATTTTTGTCTTGCCCATTTTTTTATCCTGCTGATATTTTTAACGTTCCACTATCATTATATAATTGTCCTGCAACAGATGGATTTGATGTAGGCAGATTTGACATAAAAATCTTTACTGTTTCGATTTTTGTTGCCACCTCACTACCATCTAATAAGATATAAGTTGTGACACTTCCACTACCATCATCACATCTAAAAAATATATCTTTGTCATCTGTATGTTGTTCTATTTGTAAATCTCCAACAAAATTCTGCATAAAAGAGTTCGTGCTATGAAAAAACCTCAAATCTGCGCCACTACTACCAATTCTTAACTCAACACCATCTTCAAGTTCAATAGGTTTACTAACTATTATATCACTGTTATCCCCATTGCATCTAAAATATTCTGTTACTCCGCCTGAGCCATTGTCGCATTGAAAAGAAATATCTGCATCATCTGCGTGTTGTTGTAAAACCAAGTTACCTGTATAATTTTCCAACTCTGTTTGACCGCCTGAATGAAAAATTTTTAAATCATTGCCTGTCCCAAATATTACTTCGAGGTCATCGGCTAATGTTATATTTTTTGAAGCAACAATAGTTGTTGTACTTCCATCAAGAGTCAAGTATGCTGTAGTGCCACCACTGCCATCATCGCTTTGTAGTATTACATCCCCATCATCAACTGTGTTTACTATCGTAAGATTACCGCTAGCATTTGTAATTGTAGAGCCGTCTATTGTAATATTATCAACAATAAGGTCTCCTGTAACTAAAACGTTACCTGTAACATCTAATTCTTTGCCTGATGCTGCTGCAGCACCAATACCAACACCAGCCGTAGATAAAAACATAATACTGTTATTACCTGAGCCATCAGTTATTTGTTGGGCAGTAGATGTTAAGACTGTATTAGCACTTGTTTTTAAGAGCCCTACATACGTTACTGATATTTGTGTATTTGTTAATGTTGCCATTGACTTTTAAATATGTTATTAATTTTTCAATATTTTTTTTCTTTACCTTATACTTCATAATACCCAACCATTGAAAAGAGCATCTTTATCAGGATGTATGTCATCATTAGTATTGCTTGTATATTCTGGAAACAAACTCTGATTAAAACTCATATAATCAATAAATCTTCTTGTATAATATTCTGCTATGTCTCTGTGTTTTTCTATTAGGTAATCTACTTCCTCTTTGCTTACAGATTCACTATTTTCGCTTGTATGTTTATACAAGCCACCGTTTTTAAGAGTATATGCTGCAAAAGGTAGATAGTCCACCATCGCAAAATGAATCAACATAGGTTGTATAAAATCGTTGACAAGATTTAAATAATTACCTGCCAAACTGCCTGCAATAATATCAGCACTTATTTTATTGTATAAATCCGTACCAAGATAATTTCTAATGTGTATTTGCTGTGCAATCTTGACAAATCCAATGAACTTATCCACATCAACATTGCCATCAATGATTGAGTTTCTTTTTAGGTCTATCGGTTTTATGAATAATGCTACTGCCATCTCTTAATTTTTAAATCCCATTTTATTCCAATATGCAGATGTGTAACCTTTGTTTGCCATATTACGAGGGGCTATTGATACTTTCTTTGCATTTTTCTCAGGTCTAAATCCTTTGTTTATTGCTTGATTTGTACTTACTGTATTTCCTAATGATTTGTTACCTTCTTTTCGTGCGTATATTCTTCTGGTCCATCTATGCGAACATCTAGCGCCACCTTTATAAAGCCATATAGAATACGTGCTTGCACCATTCTTACCAAATCCTGCATTAACAACTTTGTTATCCATTGCCTTTATATCTTCTTTACGATAAACTTTTTTTGCGTTCATCATCTTAATACAAAATTCTCTTGACTTACCTTTTCTTGTTTTATATCCAGCACTATAAGGTGTGTACATATATCTTACCAAAAAGATGACATCTTCTTGTCCTTTCTTTTTTGACTTGCCATCTTGTTTACTGTCTCTGTATGGTTTTGCACTTCCTGTGTTTGCGAGTTCTGTCTTTTCGTTCAATTCTGAAATTTTATGATCCAACTCGTTTTCTGTTTCGTAATCTACTTCAAACTCATCTATGAGATCATATTTTTCTAATAACTCGTTTTCATCTTCTCCCAAATCTATCAAAGCATCTGCTACATCATTGTCTATGTATTTGTCTAAATCACTGCCTAAACTAACGCAACAAGCCTCCTCGCTTAATTTAACGCCTGTTTCCTCCTCTTTCGTTTCTTCATCCTCTACATTCTCCAAGTCGGTAAATTCGAGCGGTTGTAGGGTCTTAAAATAAAGATTTAGAGAAATCTTGTTGTATGCCAATATTTTATCAAAGCAGTCAATCAGTAAATGTTGGAAAGGTCTGATAACTGTATTGTCTAATAATATAGATGCAGTTTTTAATTCATCTGCATTGTTTCCTAATCCTGATTGGTCTTTGATACCAATAAGCATAGGAGATACAATACGATGTGCTACCATTATCTTTCTTGTACTTTCTTCACTCAAGAACTGATATTGTTGGTGAGCATCTGATAATTGAACAGGGTCGATACTTGCCGCTGTTTCTGCATTGTCATTGAAAGCAAGAATGAATTTACCAGCATTAGAACTGCCAGAAAACTTTTGTGATATTCTTTGTTCAATAAGTTCTCTTTCCTCTTCATTTGGCACGCCATTGTTGAAATTAATCAACATACTTGGACTCATACCATTCATAATATTATTTAAATGGAAATTACCTACTTCTTCTTCTAGTTCTGCATATTGCAAACCACCCTGATAATCTACAGGACTATAATAATGATAACCTGCTCTATAAGGTTTTATATATAATATTTCTATTGATTCGTTACTCTTGCTGAACGCAGGTATTCTTTTTAGTTTGCTTTGTGGTTTGTATTCTGCCCAATCGTGAAAATAATAATAAGCATTTATTTCTCCATCCTCTCCAGACTTTTCTGCTCTTAATGTTTCTACAGGAAAATGCTCTATTTGTGCGATTGTCTTTCTGTCTTTAGAATAAATAATTTGTATTGAACATTGTCCCATTAATTTCAAATCATAGCAAAGTTTTCTTATACAATCATTATTAAATAAAGAGACCATCTTAGCATACTCTTCAGGCTTTCTGCTACTGTCTGTAGCATCCAAACCTTTGCCAAAAATCATTGCGGAAATCGCGTTTATAATCGCGTTGTTTGTTGGACTGCCGTTGTATCTGTCTATAAGATATTTAAAGTAGTTGTTGTCATCTCCATATCCAATCCATTCTTTGTTCTTGTATTCAACAACTTTAGGTGTGGTGTAACTGCTTAAATTTATAACTCTTAAATCGTTCATACTATTATATAATCATTATCGTGCGAGCCTGATGTTTCATCAAACGTGAACTGTCCATTATTGATATCGTAATGATTGTTGTTCGCTTGATTAATTGTTTGGTCTGTGCAAAATACTTTGTCTTTGTACACCGTTGCACTGCCACTCAACAAATTCAGATCATAATATCTACCTTCTTTAAGCACAGGGCTAAAAGTTGCAGACAATCTTTTAAAATTGCCAGAATCAGAAGCACTTACAGTCGATGAAAATACTTCTTTGTTCTTGCTTGTATCTCTTAATTTTAAAGTATATGATGATGCGTATGTTCTGGGTATCACATCAATATTCTGTGCAGAACTACTTGTTGTCAAAACCTTCATACTTATATATCGAAATATTAAGGCGATTTTGTATAGGTGCAAAAAAAAACCCCCTACAATGAGGGGGATATTTATTTTGAGGATTAAACTGTAAATCGTTTTCTGTCAGCCCAGTTGTCTTCCCACAATTGATTGTGATACACTTCTAATATATCATAAGCAACATTATCAATTTCGCCATTGTAGTAAAGGTTTTGTAAATAGTCAACGAAATCATTTTTTTTATCTGAAGGTTTAAAATTTTCATCAAAGATTTGATTAATATATATTTCAAATAAATCCGAACACATAACTGCGTTTAATTTATTGGTCTTACAGGTAAATTCGATTAATAATTTGGCTAATTTTTTGCCGTATTTTGTAGTTTTTTTCATTGTTCTGTTTTTTAATTATACCACTAAGATAATAAAAATATTAATACAATTAACAATTTTCAATAAAATATTTGTTTTTTTTTTCTCTACCTCTGGATATTTGTCAAAAAAAACCCCCTACAATGAGGGGGCTCTCTTACTCGAGTCGCTCATATTTAATCTGTTTCCCTTATACAGGTACTCTAAATAGCGGTGCGCTTCCGTAATTGAAAATATCAGGAAATAGATACAGGGCATTTCGTGCGTGGCATCTGCCCCCTGATGTTTTAAATATTTTAAAGAACGTAAATACTTCAAATACCTATTCTATTTTCTTACATTGAGGTGGTTTACACTATATTATGTTTCAAATTTTATGATGTGTCTTGCAACTCAATCAATGAACTTTCAAAGTGCTCCGGAGTGTTAAGAGTATTACTACACTTAAACATTCTTGGAGTTTCATACTACTAGAAAACAATTCAATAAAGGCTTTCGTTGAGGTGGTTTACACTATATTGGGCTGTCCCAATTTTATGATGTGTCTTGCAACTCGCTAAGCATCATTATTCCTTCTTGCTTGTCGGTATTTTCAGTATTTCAATGAACGTTTGTAATTGTTATTACATAGCTAATATACGAAACTTTTTAATATAATTGACATTTTTTAATAAAAATCGTAATATTTTTTTGCTCTACCCCTGTAAAATATTTTAAAAAAAATAAAAAAAACACAAAAAAAAAGGGGCAAATGCCCCTATTTTCTTTACCATAACTCTATCCTAATTTGGTTGAATTGGCGAACTCGCATCATCTGATGGAGATGCTGCACAGAAGAATGGTGGATTTGTTTCTTGTGCAGTCAATACTATCGTAAATCCTGACAATTCTTGCATCCCTGATCCCGTGACTATTGTTCCCCCAGTGACATCACATCCGTGTATCTTACCTAATAAGAAAGCATTACCATTGTAATCCTCTACAACTACTTGTGGTCTACCGTGAGCAAGTAATTTAATCTGCTCTTGTGTAGCCTTATCTAAAAATTGTAATGTGACGTTCAATGTGCTTTCGTAGAAAGTTGTTCCATTCTCTCTTGAAGAGTTTATGGTTGTTTCTAAAGAAGAGTTACCTTTTAAGTCATATCTGAAAAAATCAACAGAGCCATCAAGTGTTACCTCACCATCTGAAACTGCTAAATCTCTTGTCGTATTACTGTAGTTTGAGAAGAAAATATATCTCAATCCACCTACTCCTGACTTACACGCTAAGCCTCTTCCGTTTGTTATATTACAAGCCATAAATTTAATTTTTTAATAATAAAGAGGGTAGGTATTTTATCTTGCGTTTCTAGAAAACTTCTCTCTCTCTACTCTACCCAACTTTATTATGTTCAACAATATTACGAATACAATACTATATCTGAGCCGATACCGTGTTGTACTCCTGCACTTCCTCTTAAGACAACTCTTACGTTTTGTGAGCCATCAATGTCTGCCATATCAATCAACTTAACTTCTTGCCAGTCATTTAATAGACCTGTTCCGAAGAATAAGTTAGATGATTCAGCTGCAACCATTTTGTCATTTGCTAGACCCGGTGCAGTGAATAATGGAATCCCCTGAAAGTTCATATCTGTTTTACCAACGTGATATAATTCTCTATAACCTAATGCTGCTTGTGCTTGAATATAAAACTTTGCTGCACTTGTAGGAATATAAATCTTTAAATCCTCTTTGTTGTACACTCCACTAGGAATAGCCGAGACCACCTTATTGAGCTCCGCAATAATATTGCTGGCTGAAAGTGTAGTACCAGAAACATCAACAACATCACTATCTGCTGTTAACAATGCTTGAAAGCCGTCAAACTCTCCTGCATTTGCAGTAGCACCCTGCCAAATGTTTTGTTCTACTTTTTCTGCAACTTTTGCAGCAACTTGTGCAATTAAGAAATCAGAAAACTTTCTTGGTAGGTTGTCATATTGACTGAAGCCCATAGATGCACTTTCCCAATCCTGTCTGAAATCTTTTTTACAAAGTTGTAGGTTTACTTGAAATTCCTCTGGTTGTAAGATTCTTTCTGTTAATGTTACGTTAGAGGTTGGGTCAAAATCACAACTAGCATCTTTTAGAATACTATCTAATGCTAATTTTTTGATTACCTCTTTAAATTTAATGTTAGGTTTAATACTAACTCCCCCCTCTGATAATGTAACTCCACTCAATAGAGCAGCAGCGATATATTCGCCAGCAAACTCGCCTGCATATGTGGTTGTTATACTAGTTGTAGTAGCCATATCTTTTTATTTATTTATTTATTAATTATTAACTTGGGTCTGTTGCTGTAATTGAGCCTGATGCGTTTCCGATTCCCCAAACATACCACTTGCTACCATCTGACCAGATGTCGATAAAATCGCCAACTGATTCTGCTGATGCTACAAAGTTAATTTGGTCTTCTCCTGAAGCCGCTACAGATGCACCATTTACTACTAAAATCCCATCTATATTATCTCCTTCTGCACTATCAATTATATAATTTGATGTATCAAATGCGTTTGCTACAACAAATCTAAAATTAAGTCCAGATTCTACTGCTGGTAATGTAACCGTAACTCCTGCTGATGCAGCAAGTTCGTACCATTTACCGCTGTCTGCTGATGTAAGAGTAACTTGTGCTGATACTGCATCAACATCATTTTTAATTCTTACAACATCATTATTTACGTGCGTTAAAACTGCCATAATTATTTATATTTATTTATTTATTATTTGTTCCATTACTCTATCCAATGTAGACATCCTTCTGTTTTGTGCAAACTTGAATCCTCTACTAGTCTTTTCTTGTTCAGGACTGTGTTTGAGTGGCTCAGCAGCAGGTTGAGATAACTCTTGTTTTAGAGCCTCTTTTTCTTCTGCTTCGCTATTCAAAACTTCCGTTACTGCTAAAGATACCTTTTCTTCTAAATCACTAGACATTTCTTCTTTGTCTTTGTGGTCCATCATCTTATTGATATGCTCTTTTAATTCATCCATTTCTTTTCTGAACTCCTCTCTTGTTACATATCTAGCATCCACTTTTTCTTCTTCTTCTTTATCATCTTCTTTGTCATCCTCGTGTTCTGCATTCTTGATTTCTTTAATCATACCTTCTTCCTCAACAACAAGAACTCTAGCATCCTCAAGTTCGTACTCTCCTACAGGTAGAGCAACTTTTTCATCTTCCGTTTTAATAAAAACTTCTTTGCCTGATTCGAAAACTTCCGCTTCCAAAACAGTTCCATTCTCTAACTTGAGTTCTGCTAATTGAATATCAGACAACTCAACTCCAAGAATGTTTTTTACTTGTTTCAATACTTCTGTCGCTTTCATAACTATATATCGCTTTTTAAAATTTATTTTGCATTTTTATCCTGTACGTGATACGCCATTTATACTGGCATTACTACCACCTTTCAACGCACCAATGCCCTGTGCGTGAAGTTCTCCTGTGCAACACTCTATTTTGTAAGTCAGATCATCTTTGCAAAGACAGGCTCTGTTACCACCCTTTGGACTTGTGTAACTAGGTAATTTCATTTCTTCTTACTCTTTGGATGTCCTTTTGGTAACAAATCAAAATCGCCTGTGTATTTAGGGTTTTGTGGTCTGCCGTTTCTTACTAAATATAAGTATGCATTTACTCGAGCCTGCGCCCAAGCAGTAGGCGATTGTATTCTAGGACTATGTGATACATTGAATGCACCCAATCCTCTTTGGAATACTGCCTTAAGTTGTCCGATTGTTACACCATACCCTAACTTGTCTTTGTATCTTTTGTTAAAGTCATCCGATTTTTTTTGCAGTGCAGCCTCATCTTTCTTGCTTACCTTTGCACCTCTACTTGTTGAAGCATCTCCCTTTGCCGTTCCTTTGCCTTTTGGTCTTGGATTCGGTGTGTCTGACTTTGGTGCTTTTGGACTTTTTCTAATGCCTCCTCTTTCGCCAATCTCTGCCATCTTTACGCACTTGTGTTTTTGATAATCTTTTCTATATCCTTCTGGGCATTTGTATTTTTGAAATTCCTCTGCTGTTAGTGCGTGTTGTTTGCAGGGCATATACCAAGTCATATTCTCAAACTCGTGTTCGTGTATGCCATCACAACCAATATCTTTGGCAATCTTTTCTGCCATCTCTTTGGATGCATAAGCAAGCCTGTCCATAATAATCGCAAAATCATCATTGACCTTTTGACTATATAAATCTAGTTTGCCTAACTCTTTTAATTTTTTCTCTGCATATCTTTTACCTGCAAGACCACCCCACAATAAATATGAGATTGTACCACAGGCTTCTTTGTCCTCTGGTTTGTAATATTCCTCTGCTCTTGACAAAAAAGAATACATACGAGATACTGTCTGTTCGCTAATTGCTTTGCCTTGTGCTAATTGTTGTGCTCTAATTTTTCCAACATCAGTTGCACATTTGTTGTTTACTTTTTTATTTAAGTCAATACCTCTTTTTGCATTGTTCTTTACTGCATCTGGATAATCACTAAAACTTTCAAATATTAATCTTTTACCTGCTTTGTATCTTTTGTCATTTCTAATAATGCCTTTGACTTGTGATAGTAATTCTTCTGCTTCCTCTTCCTCAATCTTTGCTAAGTCGTTTATGGTTTGGTCTTTTGGTCTCTCTGCTTTGTCTGCAAAATAACCCTCTATTGAGAATCCTTTTACTTTGCCTGTTTTTACAAACTCTTCCCAAATCTTATCGTTGTTTACTTTGACCGCTCCTACCCAAGTACCTACTGGATATTCAAGACCGTATAATGCAGTCTTATCTTTTTTTGAATCTTCTACAATCCAACTCTCTACCAAAGAAAGACCTTTGATTGTATGTTGGTGTTCTAATGTAGAATTATTTTGATTGCCTTTTTGTAAATATATTTGTGATGCTTTTCTAACAGTTTCTCTTGAGAAATAAATATAGTATTCTTCATCTTTATTTTTTCTGTAGATGGGTTTGTTCGGTACAAGTAAAGCACCTAATAATATCTTCTTTTCTTTATCTACTTCTTTGAGTGTGAGTATCTCTCCTTTGAGTGCAATAAAATCCTCCTCGATTGCAGGATTCTCTACTATACTTATTGCTTCGATACCTGTTAAATCTTCGTTTTCATCTAGGATTAATTCAACTATCTTCATAATTATATATCGTTATAATTAATCGTTTTTGTCTATCCCAAAGAACTTTCTTGTATAATGTTTCTGTCTAAACTTTGTGCCGTTGATACATCGCCTGCAACTACAAACGCTTTTACAGGTTTTTGTGTTTGCTGACCTATAGCATCTGCAAGTTGTGTTTGCGGGTCTGATCCGACTATATTAAATGATGGTGCTTGGGGAGTTGGTGTTGCTACACCACCACCTGTACCTGCACCTAATAACGCAGGTGGTTGAGGTGTTTTGGTTGATGTAATCTTTTTGACATTTGCCAGACCTGCAGCTATAATTCCTGCTGCTGCTATTCCACCAAATATACCACCTTGTGCTATTGCTTTGTTTGCACCTGCGTAAGTATCTTGTATTGCTTGTGCAACTGCTACTGCCTTACCAAAACCACTACTTTGACCTACAAGTTGAGCAATGCCACCTAAACCTACTAATGTAAGTTCAACCTTTTTCTCTGTAGTCATTTTATCATCTTTAATCTCCTCATCATTTGATTCTTTATTTAAAGATGTGATTTTATTATTTTTGGCTTCTTCAAGTTTTGTAATATCTAAACCATTCTTTTTAGCAAGTGCAATTAAGTTATCATAGTGTGCAGTTACCTTTTCAATTTCTAATGCTCTCTTTTCATCCTCGCTTACTGCTTCTGCATCCCTGATTTGTTTTTTAAGTTCTGCAAGTTGTTTCTCTGCTGCTAGTTTTGCATCAGTTGCTTCTTTATCCTTTGCTGCTTTTTCATCATCTATTCTTTTCTGTTCTGCATCTGCTTCTGCTTGTATTCTTTTTCTTTCTGATTCTGCTTCTCGTAAGTTTGTTGTTATTTCAGCAGTCAATGTTTTTTGTCTTTTTAATCTTTGTGCTTCAAGTTCAATCAATCTTGCTTCTAGTCGTGCTTGTTCATCTAAATCTGCTTTTGATGATTCACTCAATTCATTCTCTGCTTTTTTTGTTTCAAACCTTATTCTTGCTGCTTCTATTTCTTTTAACGTTATTTCTTCTTCAATCCTACCTGCTTCTTTAAGTGCTGCAATTCTATCAGCAATACTTACATTTTCTTTATCTGCTGCTTTCTCTCTTAACTCATTGAATTTTCTTGTTGCCTCTGCTCTTTCTGTGATTAATTTTCTTTCTAATAAATCTGCTTCTGCTCTCCTGTCTGCTAGTTCCCCTGCTATTGCAATCTCTTTTCTTGTTTCTTCTCCAAAGTTTTTTATACCGTCTGTAACATCAGAAAGTGCTTTACCTGCTTCTTTAAAGTTTCCTGTAAAGACATTGATAATCACATTACCTAAATCTCCTAAAATGTCCGTGACATTGCCCACAACGACACCTATTTGTGTCATCAACTTTCTAAATTTGTTTTGACCTGATTCTGAATTTGTAAAAGCAGTTGCGACTGATGTTATTGCTATGACCAATGCACCTATACCAGTTCCTATAATAGCAACTCTTAGTAGTTTGAATCCCTGCGTTGCTTTTCCAATACTCCCTGTAAGTCCTGTAACCCCTGAAATGAGTCCGCCTGTTTGTCTGTCAAGTATTCCAATAACACCTGAATAATCAGCAGTTTGCTTTGTAGAGTTTTGTATTATTTTGTTTTGTTGTCTCCTCTCTTTGTTTATTGTCTTAATAGAGTTTTTTTCTTTTTCGATTTTGTTTTTTGTTTGTTCTATTTGTTTGTTAAGTTTTATTCTGGAATTTATTGCTTTGTCAGATTTGCCAGCTGAGTTATCCATCTCTTTATTAAGTTCAGTTAATTCCTGCTCTAAATCTTTTATCAAATCTTCGGAAGCACTTAAAGACTTGTTTAATTCTTCTATGTTTTTCTTTGCTTGTGCTGCAGTTATTTTAACATTTACTACTACTTCTTTTGCCATTTTATTTCATTTTTTATTTGTTTCAAACTTTTCTTAAAAGTTCTTGGTAATTCATACTTGCCCTGTGCAATCCTGATATTTTCAGTTTCTCCATTTGCATATTCCAATAATTCTAATATTCCCTGTATCATTATGATATTGTATTTACTTTGGTTAACAATTCTAAACTACTTTTACCTGTCTGTAAATTTGTTGTGATTTTGTTTATATAAAACTCACTATTGCCAACTACTATTGTATCACTCAATTTGTATCTCAATAAAAACTTTTGTGGCAATATCGCGTTGACTTTTACTAGTCTCCTATTGTAACTAAATACATCCCTAATATACTTGCTATAGAAATTTAAAAACAGCGTATTGTTGTCCTCAACTGTTGGTACAAAAGGATTTATTTCTGTACTATAATTTAACGTATTTCCTGTTGAGACAGTTGTGAATGTTGTCGTAACATTTGATTCATTTGATACTGTAGATGTTCTCAACAAACTGCCTGTTACTAATGGATTAACTGTTGTCGAACTGTTTGGATTTACAGATACTGTTGCGGTCGCAAAAGTAGTTGGTACAACATATTCAAAACTTACTGCACTTGATTCTCCAGAACTTACTGCAATCACAACACTTTGAGTGCCGACTCTGAAATTACTTGCTCTATTATATTGTGTAATACTTAACGGTGTTCCTGCACCTCCCCCATCTTGCATTTGTATTGCTGTGCCTGTGGTGTTTGCTCTAAAAAACATAAGAGGTTTGTTTATCACAGGTGCTTGATTGTCATCTACAAAATATCCAAATCCTATAGTTGTAGGATCATTGTTGTTGCCGTCTGTTAGTTTTTCAAAAAACATTTTTTCAAAAGGTAGTTGTACTCTGTAATCTTGTCCTCTGTTTAATCTTGGGTCTCTACCACTACCTGATGTTGAACTTGCTTTGACACTTCCTAATTGTCTATTATGTAATTTTTCAAAAAAGAATGCACCAAATGTTTTTGGGTCAGCAAACTTAAATTGTATATCGTTAAATGGTACACTAAAATTACTTTCACCCTCGCTTGTATCTACAAACTCTGTGATGTCTCTGCTTGTGCCACCTGCATAAAAACTATCTAAGGTTTTTACAACTACTTTACCAAAATCATCACTGCTTGGGTCATCCTCAATAAATGCAGTCAGATTGAACATTTTAAATATACCTGTAAGGAATTCTAATATGCCAATGTCTGGAATATTGTCTTGGACATTAATTGTCTCAACCAAACTATCTGGCTCCACAATACCTGCTGTGATTGTTGCAGAAAAATCTTCACTTGATTCATCTGATTCTGATACTCTAACAAACTGTAAAGAGTATGTAAGATTCAAACTTGTTTCTGTTGTTTCAATGACAAATTGTATGTTTTGTTGTTCAAAACTACCATTAAAACCCTGTTCAAATAATTTACTAAGTGTGACACTTCCAGTTTGTGTATAAGGTTGCTCTGCTACTATTTCTCCTGTATCTGCTTTCCTTAATTTTGCAGTGAACTTTTTGCTTGATGTTGCAGGTGTTATAGTCCATATAATCTGCATAGTTTCTTGTTGTATCAAACTGTTTAGTCCTGTACCTACAACAAATCTAAATACACCACCATCAAAAACAGGTACAAAATCAAACTGACCATCACTAAAAAAATCTGTCGTGTCTCCTGTAAAACTTTGAATCTTGTTTATGATTATTTTATTTACATCAGTCTCATTGCTTTCTGTTACCCCAATGGCTCCTTTGTTTCTATGCAACCACATATACAAATCTGCAAACAATCCTGTTTCTTGAAAAAAGTCATCACTGAATTGTAACTGTATAAATGGGTCCTGTTCTATAACTCTTATAATATCTATTACTCTCAATGCAGGTTTTAGGTCTGTAAATACAAAACCTTTTGTGCTTCCTAATCTTCCAGTGCTATCAGATTGGCTAGGACTTGATGTATCATAATATAAGTTTCTCGTTGTGCTAGACCTCTCTTGAGTTGTCAATACACCACTTGCACCACTATTATAAATAAATCTTTGTGTGTGTGATATTATTGGATATATAACGTGAGCAGTTGTGGCACTTACACTTGTAACGAATGTTTGTACTCCCTGTCTGACATTTGCCACATCATAAGCGTGGTCAAACTGTGTAAAGTCCAAACTAGACAATGTTTTGTCTTTTAATCTGTCTTTAAGTGTGACTGTTTCCCCAAAGAATGTAATGTTGTAACTATCAGGCTGATTGTTTTTTAATTTTACACCATTGAGGACTATGTAACCGCTTTTGAATCTTTTGTAGTTGAGTTCTAGTATTGCTCTTAGTTTTGTGTTTGCATTAAATATAGAATCTGCAACCCTATCCTCTACAATGTCTGACCTGTAATAATGTCTGAACAATAAATTGTTTTTACTACTTGCAGGTAAACTAAATGATTTACTAAAATCTGTAAATATTTTTTCTATGTCTCTAATGTCTTGTATTGTTTGTGTAAGACTGATCTGTTCATCTTCAAATAAATCAAGTCTTTGGTAATCAATGTCTGTGATTAATGATATCTCATTCCATTTTCTAAAAGCATTCTCCCAATTTATATTGGTTGTATTCCACAAATCCGGATCAGGCTGCGGATTGTCTATTACTATGTCTGGTATTAATAGACTTACTTCATTCATTATCTTATTGTATTTATCTTATCAAAAGCATATTTGAACGTCATTGTATAGTTTGCAACTCTATCGTTTATAGATGTCTTAAATGTTACATTTTGGTCTTGTGGAATCACAGGCAAATATTGACTATTTTGAAATATCCAACATCTTTTGCTTGTAAGTATTTGTTCAATCACTTGATTGTAACTATCATCAACATATCCTGTGTTTAGTATGATTGTTTCTCTACTATTTATGTTTCTGTTTCTATACTGATGATTGTTAACAGAATATGTTGCACCAGTCGTTAATGTAGAGCTTTTGAATTCATCTTTTTGAACACTGACACTTTCTATAGATTTTAAGAAAAAGTTTACCTTTTGTAAAGCGCCTGATTTGTTCACAAATACTATTGGTAAGTTTGTAAATTTTTCACAATCTTGTTCCTCTATTTCTATTGTTTCTGTTGAGCCTCCTGTAACTATATCTACACTTGTAAGTGTTGCAGTTGTACTGGTTGCGTATGCTATCGCATTATTTGAATTATCAACACCTGTTGCTACTGTCACACTTGACACGGTCGAACTACCATTTTTAAAGTTTACAGTAGTCGCTCCTGTCAATGTATCGCTTCCAGAATTTACACTTAAGTTTGCAAGAACAGGAATGTACAACACCTCTTGATTTTCTCTAAATATCTTTGTGTTGCTCATCAACTTTGTTACACTGCCTTTATGTCTTGTAAGTGTTTGTGTTGTATTGCTATTGGACGTGCTTGTTATATCAAATCCCTCTTCAAAATATCCAACTCCATCAAAAGCCAAATAAATAGAACTTATTGCACTTAAACTTGTGCCTGATGAATTTTTAGGTGTTGCCGTTGTTTGTACCCAGACATTTACACCATTACTACCAAACGTACCACTAAAACTATATGCTATGTAATCTTTTATCAGTTCTCCAATCTCAAATATAACATAGTTGTTATTTGCAACTTCGTTCTTGACAAGTTCATAGGTGCTTGATGGGCTTGCTTGAAACGCACCGCTATATATTGCGATTGTTAAATTACAACTTGCCATATCATCAGTTGAGTTTGCTATTTTTAAATAGACAGGACTGTTTATATTTATTTTTTCTATTGCCATTATAATTCTTTTTCAAAGTCGTTTACAAATGATGCTATCAATTCTGGAGGTAAGGTTTCAAATCTTTTCTCAAAAGGTTTTGTAAAAAACAAACTAGGTTTTATGCCCTGTTCAAATATTGATTTTGCAATTACATAATTCAATCCTTTTCTCTTTGCAAACTGACCGCCCTGTTGTCTTGGTGCTATACCTTTTCTTACAGTCCACTTATCAAAAGCAGAACTAGGAGGTCTTTTGTTTGTGTATTTAAAAGGAGTGTCATATTTTTTCTTTGTACCACTAACTCCTTGGTCTTGATAACTTCCATATTCCTCCATTATGAACTCTAATATAAAACCTGAACTGTCATACACAATATCATAATCTAAGGATTCGTAAAGTTTTTTACTTACATTTTTATTGCCTCTTGTGAGATTACTTCTAGATTCCTTAATTACATATTTTGCAAAATCATTCAATACTTTTTTAGTGTCTTGTAATTCCATTAGCAAATACTTATATCGTTTTCTATTAATATATCCATAGTACAAGCCCAACCACCTAACCTGTTTTCAAACCTTTCATAAAATGGCTCACATACAGGGTCGCCAGATAATTGATATTTAGATGTATATAAAGAGCCTCTTCGTAGTAAATGGATAATCTTATTCAACACTGCAAGTTGCGTATTCAACACATCCTGTTCATTGTCGTTTCCTACAAAAATATCTGCTGTTTCATCTTTGTATTCATTGACAACATCCATAGCCATTATTGTAATATTAAATACAAGCGCTTGCTCTTGTGCTGTAACTGTATTTACGATAATGTGAGCAAGAGGAAATATGGTCTGTTTAGATAAATCTATTTCTGTAATATCCCCTGTTGTTACCGTGTTTACGTTCGGATCAGTTAGCAAATTTGTTTTGATTGTATCTGTCAGTTGGTAAAATCCTCTTATTCCCTGATTACTCATTTATATTTCTTTTTTAATTCTCTTGCTTCTATTTCGTTTTTCTCTTTCATAAAGGATAACATTAATAAACATTTGTGCAAACCTAATTTAGTGATATCTTCAACTCTTGTAACATCGTATTGACAGAGGTAGTAAATTTGTCCAATCCACCCATATTTTCCATTAAAACTTCCAACTGCCGAGAGGGTATCTGTTTCTTGTCCTGAAAATAAGACATCATAACTTGTGATAACTCTATCCCTAAACGATAAAAAAAAAGCATACTACCAAAAACGACATCTAAGGGCATATCTTTCATCTGCTCTTGTCCTAACCCATCATACTCCTCAATCGTGTATTTAGAGCCAAAAGAGGCATCAATAGGGCGATATAAGACAGCCATTGCTTTGTGCATATTATCCCAGCTTGAAATGTAAGTATCTAAATCCACATATTCTCCCAAACTCATATCATCAAGATTTGGGATAAATCCATACTCAATGCCGTTCATCATAAATCTGTTTTTGAGTTTTGGTTGCTTGTTAAACAAACCAACAAGTATGCTTGTTACTTTTGTGACATCTCTCAGCTTCATTCTAAAAGATTCTTTATTTGGTATTCCACAAAATATCTCAATCATTTTAGTTGCCAGAAAATTCTCATCTTTATTATCTTCTTGAATCTTGTGATATTTTTGATATTGCGATAATCTTATTTCTGAAAGTTCTGTAGGAACAGTTAATTTAATCTTCATATATATATATCGAAATTCAAGATTGATTTTTGACAAAAAAAAAGGAGGGCGATTAAACCCTCCTAAAAACAACTAACTAAAATTAAAAATCTACTTCATCTTCTCGCTATACGGACTCTTTGGAAAGTCCTTACTTAATATAAATTTAAAATAAATTTCTTTACTTACAAATTCTCTTGTCAGTGGATGTAGATATTTTCGGATCATATAATTTTTACTTTATTGGATAAGGCATCCTGAGATTCGGTAAAAAATCAAGTATTAGATATTTGTTACCAGTTTCAATCGCTTTCTTAGCCACCTCTAAATATTTCTTATTAGTGAAAAAGAAAGTGAAATTCCCTACCACTATAACATCAGTTTTGTAGTCGTGGTTTTCTACTCTTACTGTTTGGTTTGACAATCTATCCCATCGTTTTAGAATGTCTTGTAATTGATATTTATTTTCCATTTTGTTTTTATTTATACTGCTAATGTAACACTTTTTTAGTTACTGACAAAATTTAATAAGTTTTTTTTAAGTTTTTTTTTCCTACCTCTGTTAAAATCTGTTTTTATGTTTTGTTTTTCGTGTATATTTCTTACGATTACGATATACATTTGGTTTCATCGCATCATATATTTCTCTCATTGTTGCAATTATCTTTTTCATCTTATTGCATATTTACCACGATTCGGATTCTCTAGTTGCATCATAAGTGCGTATCTGGCTGCATCAATACAGTCAGGATGTATGCCAGTTGGTTTCTGTATATTGTTTCCCTCTTTGTCTTTATCCCAGACATATCCCTGTAATTCTCTGATAAAATTTACTGATCCATTTGTTACATATATTTCATTTTGATTGATAAGGTTTATTCCATATATAACAGAATCTCTACCCTTTGTTACTGGAAATATTTTATGACCGTAACTCCTAATCTCGCTAATTGACTTTGGCTCTGCACTATCTGCATAAATGGTTTCTGTAATTTTTTTGTCTTTTAGGAAATGACTGATGTCTCTGTTTAACATACCTTTTCTGTAAAGTAATTCATCAAATATATATGCATTGTTCCATTTATATAATCTTATATATGTAGATGGGTCGACAGAATATCCAAAGTCAAGACCTGCACAAAGTAACCGAGCATCACTAGGTATTGTATCTATTGACTTCCAATCTGGAATGCAAGCACCCTCTAAACTTCCTATCTCTCCCAATCCGTAAACCTTCCACCAGTTTGCCCAGTATGTAGATGTCTTTGATTTTACTTTTGCTTTCTCTATTTCTTTTACAATCGTATCTGACAGGCTCTCGTTGTCTTTGTAAGTCAGTGTAATAAAGTCTGTATCTTCTTGGCCTATCAATTCTTTATCTACCCAGAATAAATTAGTAGGATTATAATCAAGCCATATATTGCCTGATGTTCTGACTGCTAATTGTTGGTAGGATTCAAAGTCTATATTGTTGCACTCATTAAGAAATAAATCTGACCTTCTTGCACCTCTCAATTTGTCTGGCTGGTCTGTAGAAAAGAACTCTATATAACTACCATTGCTGAATTCGTATTTTAAGATGCTTCTATTAAACTTTCTTTCATCGTACCTATACGTACCCTTCATAATATTTAAAAAGTCTTTTAGAGCCCCTCTACGTAAGTGTGGGATGCTTTCTGCTACTACGCTGATTTCTTTGTATTCGTTTTTGATTGCATAATCAATTAGGATCATAAGTATTGCAATAGTCTTACCTGCTGAACTACCGCCCCTAATAATCTTAATTCTTTTGTCTAATTCTCGTAATCTATTAACCGCTGTGGTTTTTCTAAACATCAATCAATAAATAATGGCACATCCTCATTGATGTGTATATCTTTTGTTTCTTTTGGTTTGCCAACATAATAATTATAGTACAGTTGAACATACTTGTAATCTTTTTTCTTCAAACCTTCTTTGAGTGCTTCGTATGCTAGTGGCTCTAGTGGCTTTAATTTCTCTATAAGTTGTAGTTCCTCTGTCTTTGGTTTTCTACCTGCTCTGCCTTTTGTAGAGTGTCCACCATTGTTTTTTCTTCCATCCATAGAATTAATTTAAATTAATTAATTAATCTTTTGTATATCTATATATCGTAAAATTTAATTAATTTTTGTCACAGTGCTTTTTTTATGTTTTTTGCAACTGCCTCCACGACATCAACTGTGACTGCATTGCCACACATTTTATATCTTTGATTGTCTGATATTGTTCCTAATTCTTTTCCTGTCTTTGTCCAATTGTCTGGAAACCCCTGTAATCTTTCACATTCTTTTGGTGTTAATCTTCTTATTATATTTTGTGTTTGTGCCCCATTTGGATTTGCCGACCTAATGGTAAAGGCATCTTGATTATCTTTACCAATCATTGTTCCGCTTTTATAAGCAAATGTTTTTTTAGACTGCCCTATTTGGACGGGGTTTACTACCGCCTGCTCTCCCCCTGCATCTAGTGTTTGTGCTATACCTTTACCTACTCTACCTCTTCTTGTTTTGCTTGGTAGGTTTTGATAGTTTATCGTATCTCCAGCTCTTGCTATTTCGTACCCTTTATTGTTGTTTGTTTTTATTTTTAATATAGGTGGCATCTTACATAGTACTTTTGCACTATTTTTCATAGCCATCAAACAGGGTGTATCGCCATCCTTTCTCGCTCTAAATCCTTCATCATTCCTGTAATCTCCTACAATTATTTCTTGTCCATCAATTTCGTTTTCAGCAACTTGTCTATTGTTTTCTGTGAAAGGAAATATTTGCTTTCCACTTCCTTTTCCAAGACATCCGACAAGATAGACTCTCTCTCTATTTTGGGGTAAAAACCACTTTGTATTAAGCAGTTGCCATTCAAGTCTATAACCCCCAATGTTTGCAAAGGCTTGGATAATTGCCCAAAAGTCTGCGCCATTGTTTGTGGAGAAAGTTCCTTTAACATTTTCCCAGATAAAAAAACTTGGTTTGCATTCCTCGATAAGCCTAATTGCTTCGGTAATAAGGGATGATTTAGCCCCGCCCATTCCTTTTCTTTTTCCAGCCAAACTAAAATCTTGGCAAGGACTTCCGAAAGTGATGATGTCGATTTTTGGTAACTGTCCTCCTCGAACATCAGTAACTGATTTGACATACGTTATATTTTTAAAATTATTTTTATATACATCTATTGCATATTTATCTATCTCCGAGTAGTAAGTATGTTTAATATCAAAAACTCTTTTGAGCCCTAAACTAAAACCACCTATACCACTAAACAAATCAAGATGATTCATTATTTTTTGTCATTTTATCTACTTGCTTTGCGATTATATGCACATCTTTATTTTTTAGAAAGTTTACTTTGTGTTTTATAAACTCTTTCTTTGCATCTATATCCCTAAGTTGTCTTGTAATCTTCAGTAACCAACGTTGTATTTTGTTATTGTATTTGTTGTTTTTTTCAAAACTGTTTATTGAATGCAATACTGTTGTATGATTTCCTGACCTGCCTTTTTCTTTGTATAAGTTGCCTATTTCTTGCAGTGTCATCTTTTGGTATTTGTATAATATGAATGATAGGAGTGACCGTGCCTCTACTACCTCTTTCTTTCTTGTGTTCTCAAACACATCTACCTTTGCTATTTCGTTTATTTCTTTTGCTATCTTATCTGCTTTATTCATATTATTTATGTATTATTTGATTTTTTTATAGTAAAACTATCGCACACTTCCGCTGCATCCCAATGCCTTACGATTTCAATAGGAACATCTAAAACCGTATCAGTTAGTTTTTCGTGCCAGTATTCGTATTCTACTCCGTCGCTGTCTAGATATTCTAAATGAGAATCAACATATTTGGATTCTTCAATATCAAATGATTCTTCAACTAAAAATCCATCAGACAATTCTTGAGATTCTGAGTCATTTTTAAATATAACATTTCTTAAATGCTTAGCCAATTCTGTTCTGTTGATAAAATATTGTTTGTTTCTAAATTTTATTATTTTCATATAAATAACCTTTTTTGTTGTTTGTGTGTGTTAATTCGTTTCTGTGTATTATCAAAATATTCTTTGTCTATTTCATATCCTGTTAATTGATATTTCAAATTATAACAAGCAATGGCGATTGATCCGGAGCCTAAATGTGTATCAAGTATTTTGTAACCCTCTTTTGCATAATTCATAAGCAACCACTCATATAATTTAACAGGTTTTTGTGTTGGGTGTATTCTTTTTTCTAAACCTTTACCATAATCATTTATCATTCTGGTATTCATTACTCCTGCCTGAACATTACCACTCCACTGAAAATCAAACATTGTAATTCTATTCTGGCAATTTGTAGCAGCAATATCAGCGTGTGAATACGTACTTTTTAAAAAAGGTGTTACTAACTTATTATGTATTATTCTACCCTGCCCAAATAATTTTTGGGCTTCTCCATAATAATTACATCCCCAAATAATATGCTTTTTAGAAACTCTTAAAACTTCCTTAAAATAATCTATCGTAGGTGGGACTTTATTCCAATCTTTTTGTTTATGTCCTTTATAAACATAATCTTTTTTGGCTACTGTTTTTAACTTAGCATTAGTTTTAATTCTCTTTCCTTTACTAAAACTTAATCCTATACCATAAGGGGGGTCAACTATCGCTAAATCATACTCATCATCTGACATATTTTTCATAGCCTCCATACAATCTTGATTATAGATGTTTATCATAGTATTCCTTCTATTATATAATTATCTATGTCTTGTCCCTCTATGAAGAACTTTTCAAATATTTTTATTGCCTCTTTTGTTTTTCGTTCACCTTGTAAGTAAAACTCCTCGCTACAGTTCCATATTCCAATATCCAACGAGCCTTTGTCAATGACAACAAACTTGAAATCTAAATATGTTACATTGAACAACTGACAGTATATATAACATTGAACATCGTAAGAATATTTCTTTGCTGAATATGGAAAACCTTTTATATCTGTTGTGGTCTTTATATCTACAATGCCATCTTTTCTCAACACATCTGCTTTACCTCTAAATGGATAACCTTGTATTGTGCCTATTCCAGATACCTCAAACTCACAATCTGTAATGTGTTTTAATGCGTGTTCATTCTTAAAAAAAGCATCTGCGATTTTCTCTGCGTTTTCTTTTTCTACTCTTGTATATACCTCACCATATTTTTCTTTTGCCTCTTTGTATGCTTTTGTGTTCTTAGAAGATACGTTTACAAATATCTGCTCACTGAATTTTTGTGGCTCTAGGATTGCTTGATGTACCAATCTACCATCTCTTAATGGTTGGGTTTCTGGACTGCCATACTGCGTTACATACTTGTAAGTCTTAGGACTTGATAGTAATAGTTTGAGTGATGAACTGCTTAATGCTAATTTGTTTAGTTCTCCATAGTAGTATGAATCATCTACCATTTTTTTGAGCAATTCTTTCTTGGAGTAATTTTTTCCGTCCAAAAGTTGTATCATTATTTGTTTGTTTTAATATTAATTCTGTTTCAATTCTGTTGGTGTACTTATACATCTTGTTGATGCAACTTATAAATAAACCAATTTGCTTTTTTCTTTGTGGGTCTGCCTTTTCAAAAGCAGTCGCCATTGCTTGACCTATATAATTGAATGCCAATTCAAACTCTTGTTTTTCTTTTATATCCATATACTTATTAATCCATACGCACTCATTGATATTACAAATAATATGAATGCAAGTTTTAATGTTTGATATGTTTGCTCTTTTTGTCTAGGACTTCTGCCTTGATTGTTTCTGTATTGTTTTTTCATTTCAATATTTTTAAGTTTACTTTCTTTTCTAAGATATCCAATTTCGTAAAAATAATTATCATTCAGATAAGTCAGATATTTCTCTTTTTTTGATTTCATATCCAAGCTGCGCTAATATTATTCTGTTGTCTTTTAGAAATTGTATTACCCTCTCTTCTTGTATTTTTTTTCTACAATCATTAGTAACTTTATTCTCAATCGGAAAGTGATTATTTTCTGCCATAATTTTCATTTTTATACTACAAACATAATAATAATTATTGACAATTTATAAAAAAATCTGTACGAAGGAAAATTGTCGCTATTCAACTTTCTCAACTTTTTGATGTATTGATATGCCAGAGCCCCTAAAGTTCGTTAGAACACTTAAAAAGCGCCTTAGATTCGATTTCTGACTTTTGTATAAATTCATATATTTTTGCCTAAAAAAACTACTCTTTGTGTACAATTGATGCCATATTTTCGGTCAATAAATAGACTTGTTTTAGCTTCTTTTTTTTTGTCCAAAATGTCGTGTCAGGACAGTAAAGTTCTTTAACTTCTGGCATCTCTAAATAATTAATCCAATATAAATAAGTGCCTTTCGGATCACTGACAAAATACAGTTTTACAATCTCACTATCCATCTCCATAAGCTTATCGTACTTGTATTTTTCCAATAATTTTTCTTTATAATATTTGTTTCTAAACTTCATCTCCATCACGCACCTATGCCCTTTTGGTGTCGTGCCTGACGCATCATAATGCTCAAACTTACCCTCCGACCATTTTAAGTTCCAATCCTCAAACTCATTCAAGAATTTGACTACGATTCTTTCAAACTTATTTATTGTCTCTAAACCCATCTTCATATAATTTATTAATGTCTGCTATCCATTGATTCCAAGTTCTTGGCGAACATCCACACGGCAGATAAAAATTATGGTAGAAATATTTTGAATGTAAAGATGCAATCAGTTCTTGTTCTGCTTTATTAATCTGACTGCTTTTAATTCCTTTGAATTTTGTCCACTTTTGATATTCTTCTTTGTTTAGTTTTTGTTCTAGTTCTTGTGATTCCATTTAACCAATTTTTTCTTTTATTACATCCGCAATCTTCAAAACCAAGTTTGTGTGCAATCCACTCTGCTATGTCTTTGCCTTTGCCTAATGTAATGATGTTTATTATATATTCTAATTTATCTCCTAGTTTCATATAAGTTCTTTGAGTTTCTTTTTTACGTTTCTAAAAGTATTATAAAGTGAGTAATAACTTATGCGCGTTTTTCTGGACAGTTCGCTTATGCTTTGTCCATCGCTTACCATATCGTAAACTTGTCTGTTATACCAATGTATCTCTTTCAATGCTTTTTGTATCTTACCATAAACCTCATCATAGTTTACTGTTGCCTCATCTTCAATTTGTAAGTTGTCTAATGTGGTAAAAGTTACTTTCATTTTTTTTCGTAACAGGTCGATGTAAAGACCTCTTAATATTCTGAAACAGTAATAGTAATTAATATCGCAGTCTCCATAACTAAAGTCGATGCCTTTTTGTGTATTTTTAATGAGCAATAGGTATAGTTCTTGCACTATATCCTCAACCTCTGTTTCTCTCAGGCCTCCAAAACTTCTTGTAATTTCCATCCACTTTTCGTGCCTATCGTATGCTATCTCTACTTGTGTTTTCAAAATAATCTTTTTTGTGATTTGTGTTCTTCTAATCTTTTGATAGCGTCATTGTAATATTCTTTATCTATCTCACAAGCAGTTAAATCATAACCAAGATTATGACAAGCGATTGCAATGCTCCCACTTCCTAAATGTGTATCTAATATTTTATCTCCTTCCTTTGCATATTTCATAAGCAGCCACTCATATAATTTTGTATGTTTTTGAGTAGGATGTATTTTTTTTTGATGTTTATAGTCAACATTAATATCTTGTTTGAAACCAATTAGATTTCCAATTTGAGTGAATCTTAAAATTGTTGGTTTAAATTTAAATGATGTCCAAGCTAATTCAAAATCGTGCATATTTTCTCTTGGCACACCACCTTTTGTTAATTTTTTTTCCCTAATGTCGTCATTAAATACTTTATCCCAACATATCCAAGATTGTGTATGGGGTAATACAAAAAAATTACCTCCCCATATTATTTGATTTTTACTTACTCTAAATAATTCTGTAAAATATTCATCACTTGGTTTCATATCAATAGAGTCCCATTTTGCTATATCTATACAGTAAGGAGGGTCAACAATAGCCAAGTCAAAATAATTATCATTATATCTTGCCATCAAGTCCAAGTTATCTTCACAAGTTATTTTCAAAATGGCATTTTTAATTGTTCTATGATGTTTGGTCTGTGTATGTCTTTGTCTCCCAACTTATATCCGACATTGTTCTTTATGCTTTCTAGGATAAGTGGACTATCAAAAGGTGTTGGTTTACAACCTAAATCGTGGTCTTTAATTTTCTTACAATGCAGTTCTGTATATATCCATCTTGATTCGTGTTGGGTCATTCTGTGAATACAGTAGAAATCATCAGTACGGTTACCATATACATTGCCAGATTCTACATCAGACATTGCTAAAGGTATTGGATGTCCTGCGTATTCGTGATTATTATTGTATCTTTTCCTAAATGCCTCCGTGACCGAATGCATTACTAACCACAATCCTTTGTTGTATTTTTTGACAAAGATTCTAAAATCAGTCATCATTTCATAGTTGTATTCAAAAGCATTACTAAACTTCATCATTCCTTTATTCTTTCTCAAACTGTTTATTGGGTCGATAATCAAACAATCAAAATCATACTGTGGCATAACCACCTCGCACAAAGATAGTAAATCTAAATAATCATAATTTTGCTCGCAATCAACAAACTTAAAATGTTCATATACAAACTCTGTATGTTTATCTAATTCTTCTTTTGATAATTTGTTTATGGGTTTCTGTGATTTAAATTCGATGATGCGCCTGATTAATGAATGGGGCTCGTTTTCGCTAGAGAATACTAAAAACTTTATCTTATGTTTCATTGCAAAGAGTAACATAAAATAAATAATGACAGATGTCTTTCCTACGTTTGCGTGTCCTGCAAAACAAGTGAGATTCCTTTTAAATCGAATTACACTATCTATCTCTTCAATACCTATCTTTGGTGCTTCATTTAGTTTGCCTGTTCTTATCAGTTCAAGTTTGTCTAAATGATTCTCAAAGTTTATAAGCATTATCTGGATAGTTTTTCTAGTTCAAATTTTAAGTGATTGATTGCTTTCTGTATGTCGCTGTTTGGAGTTTCGTGTTTTTTGTAAGCTCGTAGTATGTAGGTGCAAGCAGTTCCTAGATTGTAATTCAGATCAAAGTTTTCTACAACCTCTCTTGCCGTGTAACCATTTGCACCATCATAATACTTTGGAGTTTTTATTTTGGAAACTATCTTATAACTTCCAAATTGTTCATCATAACCTTCAGAATGGCAAGGCATCTTCTCTATCTTCGTTTTGGTCTGCTAATTGCAATTCTTTTTTTAACTCA